ACCCTCAAAGGAGCATACGATGAGCGAAATCCGTCCGCCCTTCGTGTCGTTCGAGAATCGACAAGTGGAAGACCGTGCTGCCTCGTTGAAGCATGGGTTCAAGGTTCTCGTCGATGTACCCTACATTTGCCTCGTTCCTCACGGGAGCGAAGGCCGTACCCGTATCGAACAGCCCTATGAAGAGTGGCTGGCGAAGATCCGGGGTAAGGTCGATCTGGAACTGCGCGCACCCGGCGCCGGGTCCGATACGCCGCTGATGATGCAGAGCCGTTTTCCACGCGCCTGGCTGGAGCAGATCGAACTCGCGTTTGCTGCCTGGCGGAAAGGTATCACCCTCGACGTGGAAGGGACGCCTCTCCGCAACTGGCCGGTGATCACGAAGGCGCAGCTCGAGAATTGCGAGCACCTGCACCTCTACACGATCGAGGCGCTCGCCGAGGCTACGGACGAGACGACGGAACGCCTGGGGATGGGCGGTGTCGCCCTCCGGCAGCGCGCCCGCGACTGGCTCGCGGCGAAGGCCGGGGATGCGGGCAAGCTCTCCGCCGAGCTGGAAACCCTCCGCGTCCGGCTGCAGGGCCTGGAGGCCGAAAATGCAGAACTCAAGGAGAAAATTGCTGCGTTCGTTGCAGCAGGCGCGGAGGCGTGAACAATGGCGCGAACACTGCTTGAACACATTCAGCGCGTTTCCATGCGGGTCGGGCTTCCGATCCCCTCCGCCATTATCACTTCGACGGACGCGCAGGTGAAGCAATTGCGTGTCTGCCTCGAAGATGCTGTGGCGGAGGCAATGGCGCGTTGGACTTGGGAGGTGTTGCAGCGTCGCGCAACCTTCACTTCAGTTGCGGCCGAATCTCAAGGAACTCTTGTCTCTCTCACCGGGACGGACTTCGTCAAGATCAACAACGATACGATCTGGGACTTGACGAACCGTCGCCCTATCCGGGGGCCGGTGTCTCAGTCCCACTGGCAAGAACGAACGGCGGCGGGCTTGACAGGGCCTTTCTACGAGTATCAGATTCGGGGTGGTGAACTGCTACTCAATCCAGCACCCGCGGCAGGTGATTCGTATTCCTTCTTCTGGACCTCGAACAAGTGCTACAAAAACGCGAGTGGGGCGATGAAGTCCACTCTCAGTGCCGACGATGACACGGTTGTGTTCAGTGACGCGATGGTCTACTACGGTACCCTCTACCTGTGGAAAATGGAGAAGGGGCTGCCGTACGCAGAGGACCTGCGACAATGGGAACTGGTCGCGACAGCGGAAGCGCTGGCGAATGGGACGAAACCGACCCTCTACCTGGATGAGCCGGCGCGTTCGGCCCGGCCAGGGATCGTGATTCCTGAAGGTAGCTGGCCACTGTGAAAACGGCCCTCCAAGCTACCAGGATGCCGCCTCGGCGGACGGCAGGACCTGTCAATCGGCCGCCGCCCGTGATGGGCTGGAATACGCGAGACAGTCTCGCGTCGATGCGTTCAGGCTATGCGCCGGTTCTCGACAACTGGATTCCCCGGCCCTCCGAAGTCGTGATGCGGAAGGGCGCAGCCGACCACGCTACCGGCTTTGGAGCTGCGACGGACGTGGAAACGCTGATGGCGTATCAGCCCGCGTCGGGTACGGGCAAGCTCTTCGCAGCTGCCGGGACGGGGATCTACGACGCGACAGCGGCTGGTGCGATCGGAGCCGCAGTCAGTGCCATCACCAACGCGCAGATCCAGCACGTCAACTTCGCAACTTCGGCCGGGCAGTTCCTCTGTCTCGTGAACGGGACGGATGATTACAGGTACTATAACGGAAGCAGTTGGACGACCGTTGCGACGTTTACCTTCGGTGCAGGGACGCTGGCGACGAATACACTGATTCACATCATGGCGCACCAGTCTCGGCTCTACTTCGCCGTGGAAGGATCGCTCCGCTTCTATTTCATGGAGTCGGCTGGAACGATTTCTGGGACGGTCAAGGAATTCAACCTCGATCAAGTGTTTTCGATGGGTGGCCATCTGATGGCAATGGGGAGCTGGTCCCAGGACGCCGGGGATGGCCCGCAGGATCGAGCGGTCTTCGTCTCGTCAGAAGGGCAGGTTGCAGTTTTCACTGGAACGGACCCAGGGGACACGACGAAGTGGGCGCTGGTCGGGACATATTACATTGGTCGGCCAGTCGGACGCCGCTGCCTAGTCAAGTTCGCCGGTGATCTTGTCCTGCTCACGGAACGGGGGCTGTTCCCTCTGTCGAAGGCTCTCGTATCTTCGGTGATCGACAAGACGATCGCGCTGTCGGATCAGATCAGTCCAACGCTCGCAGCGAATGCCGCCGCGGAAAAGGGTACTTTTGGCTGGCAGATGCTCCTGCATCCAGCGGAGAATGTGCTCCTCATCTCAGTCCCGACTACTCCTCGCTACTTGTATGGGATGGAGCTGACTTCGAAGGGCTGGTTCCGGGTGAAGTCCTGGGACCCAATCTGCATGGAAGTCTTCAACGGGACCCTCTACTATGGGACGACGAGCAAAGTAGTAAAGGCCTTTTACGGCCAGACCGACTTCGATGGGAACATTGAAGCGGAACTAATGGCAGCTTACGACTACTTCGGCGGGCGCGGTTCGACAAAAATGCTGCGACTGATTCGGCCGACGTTTAAAGCGACTGCCGGTTTCAGCCTCAGTCTTGGTGGCAATACCGACTTCGGCGTGACGATTCCTTATTCAGTACTGGAGACGACTCCGGCAGTCGATACCGCACTCTGGGACACGGCCGTTTGGGATTCCGCTTACTGGTCAGCGGATGCGGTCATCTTCTCAGACTGGCGCACGATTGCGACGAAGCCTGGCTTCAACTTCTCCCTCTACCTGAAGGTCGCATCACAGACCACCACTCCGTCACTGCTTGCAGTGGATTATATCTTCGATCAAGGTGGTCTATTGTGATCGTACTCAACCACGACGAACTGGTGGCACGGTGGGTATACGCCAGGACTGGTGGTGAATGGGTTTCAGGGAGTGGGCGCGCAATCGGCTGGTTCAACGGGCGTGAACTGACCGCAGGGTATGTTCTCTCCCAGTATAACGGCCGCAACATCTTTGTCGACTATGCAGTCGAAGGCACCTATCTACCACAAGCCCTGCTCGCAGCGGTAGGACAGTACTGCTTTGTTCAGCTCAAATGCTCGCGTTTGACCCTGGTAGCAGAAGCCAGTAATGTCCGATCTGTAGCGATTAACAGAAAGCTTGGCGCGACCCTAGAAGCGACACTTGTGGGCGCTGCGCGCGATGGAGGGGATGTTCTCATCTTCCGCCTGACCCCAGACTGCATCATTTGGAAGAAGCTTCATGGGAAAATCGTCCGAAACTCCGCAGGCTCCCGATCCCGCGAAAGTGATTCCGCTCCAGGAAGCGGCGAACTCGCGCGCGTTCCAGCAGACGGTCAACGCGATGCGGCCGACGGAAGTGACGCCCTACGGCACTTCGAGCTGGACGAACAATCGCAGCTTTGACGAGGCGGGGTACAATCAGGCCCTGGCGGACTGGAAGGCGCGGACCCAGCCGCAGGCTGATCCGAATAATCCCTGGTCCTATCGGCCGGGGACGTCCCTGCCAGAGCCCTCGCGGGATCAGTTCATGCGGGATAACTGGGTCCGCACTGTCGCCCTCGACCCGACGCAGCAGGCGCTGCTCGACCGCCAGAATGCGAATTCGCTGGGGATGGCCGACCAGACCCAGTCGATGCTCAACACGGTCAAGAGTACGTATGCGCAGCCGCTCAACCTGGCGGACTCGCTTCCGGAGTTCAAGAGCTACGGAGTCGGTAGCCCGGAACGGCAGCATATCGAGGATGCCTTACTTCGTCGGATCAGGGCGGAGCAAGACCCGCGGCTGGAGCGGCAACGCCACGCGTTGAAGGATCAACTGGTTCAGACCGGCTTCAATGTGGCGGATCAGCCATATTGGGACACGATGAGCCGATTCGACTTCGATGCGAACCGAGCCGATGCAGATGCAGTGGACCGCGCGATCCTGCTCGGTGGGCAGGAGGCGAAGTTCGGAGCATCAGAGAATGCGCGCTCGCTGGCACAAGCTCTGCAGGAAGCCTCATTGAAGGCACAGGACCGCGGTCGGGTGCTCAACGAATTCAACGCCTTCCGCACCGGATCGCAGATGACGATGCCGCAGACCCAGGGGTCTTATGCGGCGCCGAACGCGCAGGCACCCGACGTGCAGGGCGCGTATCAGCAGTACTACGACAATATGCTTGGCGCGTCGAATGCGCAGAACGCATCGTCGGACAACTTCCTAAGCGGGCTCATGGGCCTCGGTGGGGCTTTCCTCGGGGGCCCGCAAGGCAGCGCCGCAGCTACGCTCATGTCGAAGCTGTTCGGCTAAGGAAACCAGCATGGCGACGAAAGGTGTCTTCGGCCTTCCTCCCGAGTACGAATCGGAGCTGGATCAGGCACGGCTTCGGCAGGAACTGGCCAAGGCCATGATGGGGCAGTACGCCCAGCCAGTACATGGGCAGATGGTTGGCAAGCACTACGTCGGTGCGAACCCACTGCAGTACCTGGCCAACATTCTCGGCCAGACGTTTCAGCGGCAGGGGATTGACGCGGCGCAGCAAGAGATCACTGGCATCAAACAGCGGGCGGCGACCGAATCTCAGGCCGAGCGAGACAAGATCATCGAAGCGCTGCGTGGCCGGATCAACGCGCTTCCGACGGATCAGGCAGGCCCGCCGCAGATCACTCCGCCGAATCCTCTTGAAGCGGAGCGGCTCGCTCTCGGAGCAAAGTTTCCTGGCAATCAGGCCCTTTACGAGGCTCTTTCGAAGAACCGGATGGACCTTTTCAAGGCGACTGCGCCGGCCGCAACGAACCCGAGCGTAGTGGCGGCGCAGGGTGATCCGGCGCGCCTGACTGGAACGGTGCCGATTCCTCCCCGCCCTGAAACGATTGGCGGGAATGAAGGGGTGGTGATAACCGAACCGAAGACGGGGAAGGAGGACTTCAAGTACGCTCCGCGGCCGCTGATCGGGAGGGTGTCCGCCTCCGCGTCGACTGGCGGGAAGATAGAAGTAGCTGCTGTGGAGCACAATCTCAAGCAGATCGATAAGAGTACTCCGCTGGCAGAGGCGGCGCGCGTGAGCCTCGGCACAGCGCAGGAGGCGCTGGCGGCACTCGACCAGGGGGCGAAAACTGGTCTCACGCAGCCCTTCCAGCAGGTTGTACGGAAGCTTATGAAGGACTTCGGGATCGAGACTGGTCCGGACGCGGGAGACCGGCTAGCAGCCGCCCTGAAGGCGCGCGTGATCCAGCGGGCAGGTGGCCTCGGCCGGCAAATCTCGGACGCGGACCGGGAATTCTTGGAATCGGCAAGCGGTTCCATCATGACCGACCCGACGACGCTGCATCGTATTATCGCCCTCGACGCAGTGAACGACATGACCATCATCGACAGGCATAACAACCTGGTGAAGGCGGGGGCGCAGTACCCGGAGGTTGCACCTTCACTCGCCGGTGCGATGGTGAATTTCAA